GATATCAACCCATCCAAGATGCCCGGCGCGAAGAAAAAAGCGCGTCGGGATAACACCGACTTCACGCAATACGCGGAAGGCGGCAAGGTCAATGCTGCGGGGAACTACACCAAGCCGGGGCTTCGTAAACGTATCTTGTCCCAAGTGAAGTCTGCGGCTACGCAAGGCACAGGTGCAGGCCAATGGTCAGCGCGTAAAGCGCAGCTTGTAGCCAAGAAGTACAAAGCTGCGGGCGGAGGGTACAAGGATTGAAAGCACCACAGCAATCCCTGAAAGCTTGGGGGGACCAGAAGTGGCGTACCAAGTCGGGAAAGCTGTCGTCGAAGACAGGTGAGCGATACCTCCCTGAAGCTGCTATAAAGTCCTTGTCCCCATCCGAGTACGCTGCAACCACCAAAGCAAAACGCGCCGGTAAAGCAGCAGGTAAACAGTTTGTAGCGCAGCCCAAAAGCATTGCAAAGAAAACAGCAGGTTTTAGATAATGGCGAATACTTCTGGCTCCACAGCTTTCAACCTTGACCTCACCGAGTTGGTCGAGGAGGCTTTTGAGCGGGCTGGAAGTGAACTGCGTACAGGCTATGACATGCGCACGGCGCGGCGTAGCCTCAACATCATGTTTGCCGACTGGGCCAACCGGGGCATCAACCTGTGGACGATTGAGCCGGGCACTATCCCCTTGGTGCAGGGGCAGAACACCTACCCCCTGCCGGACGATACGATTGACCTGCTGGAGCACCTAATCCGCACGGATGCCAACAGCACCTCCAATCAGGCTGACCTGACTATTACCCGTATCAGTGTTTCTACCTACGCAACTATCCCTAACAAGCTGACCCAAGCGCGGCCTATTCAGATTTGGATTCAGCGGTACAACGGGCAGACTTCCGTAGTAGGGTTAACCCTAGCTGCCACAATCACAAGCACCAGCACTGAGATCACTCTGAGTTCTACTGTGGGCCTGCCCGCTTCGGGGTTCATCAAGATTGACTCAGAGACCATCAACTACGGCTACATAGACGGGAACACCCTATATAGCTGCTTCCGTGCGCAGAACAACACCACCGCTGCGGCGCACACTTCTGGGGCTACTGTCTACTGGCAACAGCTTCCTGCCGTGACCGTCTGGCCTACACCTGACAATGCACAGACATACACGTTGGCCTACTGGCGACTGCGCCGCACCCAAGATGCTGGTGGCGGTGTGAACATCATGGACGTGCCGTTCCGGTTTATCCCCTGCATGGCAGCGGGATTGGCATTCCACATCGCAGGCAAAATTCCCACAGGCATGGAGCGCATACCCATGTTGAAGGCCCAATACGACGAGGCTTGGGAGCTTGCAGCGTATGAAGACCATGAGAAAGCGGCCCTACGTTTGGTGCCGCGACAGACCTATATCGGGCGGTAGTCATGGGCAATAGATTCGCTTCTGGCAAGAATGCAATCTCCGAATGTGACCGTTGCGGCCAACGATTTAAATTGAAGGTTCTACGCACAGAAATCATCAAGACGAAGAACTACAATCTGCTAGTATGCCCAGCATGTTGGGACCCTGACCAACCGCAGCTACAGCTAGGTATGTTTCCTGTAGATGACCCACAGGCTTTGCGTAACCCGCGCCCTGACCGAAGCTATGTAGCTTCTGGGTTAGATACGCTGGGATATCCCGGTGGGGGTAGTAGGGACATCCAGTGGGGGTGGAATCCCATTGGTGGGGGTAGTAATTTTGATGTGGGTTTGACCCCCAACTACTTGGTCGGAACCACGAGTGTTGGCACGGTAACAGTAACGGTTTCATAGGAGTCCATGATGGATACAAAGACAGTCAAACGTATTGCCGATACCGAGGCCAAGAAAATGGTCAAGGGCCATGAGTCACGCATGCACGCGAAGGGCATGAAAAAAGGCGGGCCCACCTCCGAAGACCGGATGCGCGTTGGTCGCAACCTGTCTCGTGCAGCCAACCAGAAAACGGGGTAAATCATGGCCTACAGTATGAAAAAAGGCGGCAAGGAAGTTGGCCAAGCCAGCGTCTACGCCAAGCCCCACACAATGGACGGTAAGGCGATGAAGATTTCTTCGACCCCCGGCAAAGAACCTAACCGCAGCAAGATGGACACACTAGACATCAGCGTTGGTGGCATCAGCAAGTCCGCTGGTGATGAGCAAGTAAAGACCACGGGAATCCAAACTCGCGGTAATGGCTGCGCAACCAAAGGCTTGATGGCAAGGGGCCCGATGGCATGAACTATTCTGAGCTTTCGGCGGCGATACAGACCTACACGGAAAACAACTTTCCGACGATTACCCTTGCGGATTCGTCTACGGTCTCGTCTACGGCTCAGATTAACCGCTTCATTGAGCAAGCGGAGCAGCGCATCTACAACACGGTGCAGTTCCCTTCGCTGCGTAAAAACCAAACAGGTGTCATCACGTCAGGCAATAAGTACCTGACGACCCCTGACGACTTCCTTGCGCCGTATTCCTTGGCGGTCTACACAGGTTCTGGCCCGTACACGTATTTGCTGAACAAGGATGTGAACTTCATTCGTGAGGCATATCCCACACCAACGGATACTGGGACTCCTAAGTACTACGCTTTGTTTGGCCCTGCTGTGTCTGGCACAACTATCACCACGGAGTTGACGCTAATCCTCGGGCCTACGCCCGATGCGGCCTACGATGCTGAATTTCACTACTACTATTACCCTGAGTCCATCACCACGGCTACCAATACGTGGCTAGGGGATAATTTTGATACCGTGTTGCTGTACGGTTCTTTGGTTGAAGCGTATACGTTTCAAAAAGGCGAACCAGATTTGGTTGCCTTATACGATACCAAATACAAGGAAGCACTGGCTCTTGCCAAGCGCCTTGGAGACGGCCTTGAAAGGCAAGATAGTTATAGGAGCGGTCAGTACCGACAGGCCGTAACATGATGCCAAGCACACGTAAAGAAGCACTAGCTGGAGGGTACAAAAGGTACTTTACTGGCGCTGCTTGCGTGCGTGGTCATGTAGCAGATAGGCGGGCAAAAACCGGTGAGTGCCTCGTGTGCAGAGCCAAGCATCTTGTTGTATGGCGTAAAAACAACCCGGAAAGCGTAAAGCAACACAACACCACACAGTACGTAAATCACACGGAAAAAATAAAAACGCATGTTCAAAAGTGGGCTAAAGAAAACCCAGCTAAGGTTCTAACCTACACACGCGCAGCGCAAACAAAAAAACGTATGCGTAACCCCAAATGGCTTACAGCGGATGAAAAGTGGATGATTGGGCAGGCATATGAACTTGCAGCTTTGCGCACCAAGATGTTTGGGTTCTCTTGGCATGTAGACCACATCATCCCCCTACAAGGTAAAACCGTGTCTGGGCTACACACGCCGTACAATCTACAAGTCATTCCGGGCACAGAAAATGTCCGCAAGTCCAACAGCTTTGAGGTAGCGGCATGAGCATTGTCCAGACGCAGACCACTAGCTTCAAGAAGGAGCTGTACGAGGCTGTCCACAATCTGTCCACGGACTCCATTTACATCGCCCTGTACACCGGTGATGTGAGTCTGGGCGCAGACACCACGGTATATACCACCTCCAACGAAGTGGTGGCATCCGGCTACACGGCGGGCGGACAGGCACTGACCGGGGTTGCTATCAGCTCCTCTGGGTACACCGCCTATGTGAACTGGGCCAATGTGTCTTGGACGGCTGCACTGACGGCTCGGTGCGCTCTGATTTACAACGTGACGCAGGGGAACAAGTCCATTGCAGTCATTGATTTTGGTGCAGACAAAACTTCTACCACTACGTTTACAATCACCATGCCCGCTAACACGGCTACCACTGCACTTATCAGGAGTTCAAATTGATTGTTACTACAACCAAAGGTGATATGGATGACTCCCTGCTGGAGCACCGCACTGGAACTATTGACAACGAGAACGAACTGACTGTGTGGGATGAGTATTGGCTGGATGGTGAGCTTGTTCATCGTTCTGCGCATGTGACGTTGAAACAATCCCCCAGCTTCGCTGGTGGCGAAACCGCAACCTTTTAAGGATATATCGTGGCAAACACCCAAAGTATGTGCACTTCGTTCCTTGGTGAACTGATGCTGGGCCAACACCAACTTGGCACTTCCACCATTGTGTCTCGCGGTAGCTTGACTTCTCCCACCACGGACACTCTCAAAGCCGCGTTGTACCTTGCTTCGGCAACCATCAATGCAGCAACTACGGTTTACACGGTTACTGGTGAGGTATCAGGAACCAACTACACGGCTGGTGGTGTAACGGTAACCAATGCAACGGCTCCTACGTCTACCAACTCGTCGGCTACGGCAGGGGTCGGTTATTGGACTCCTTCAGCAAGCCTTGTTTACACGACCGTCACTCTGTCCACTGCGTTTGATACGGTGTTGATTTACAACTCTACCCAGAGTAACAAGGCTATCAGCGTCCATACGTTCTCCTCGCAGACCATCACTGCTGGTACGTTGACTCTGACAATGCCTTCTAATACCACGACGACTGCACTGCTGCGTCTGGCTACAACCTAATAGCGGGGCGGCTATAGGCCGTGTAAACCATGTTTGGTATAAACCCGTTTTCCGCTGCGCCGTTTGGAGCCACGGCTGCGGGCGGGCTATCTGGCGTTCAAGCCACCGGAACAACCGGTTCGGTATCGTCAGTTGATAAGACATTTGCGCTTACTGGAGTCAGTGCAGAAGCCCAAGTCAACTACGCATGGGGCACAGGGGCTTGGAGTGACTACGGTTGGGGTGGCGTATCCCCAAACCTCACTGTAAACGTCAGCTACGACACGCCAATCACAGGCGTAGCAGCCACTGGCGCTATTGATAGCGTCTCTGTAGGGGTTTCCATCACCCTGTCAGGGGTTCAGGTTTCCGGGGCAGTTGGCACGGTCATTTATAGCCACATAGTTTCCTTAACCGGAGTTCAATCCGATGGCGCGGTAGGCACAGTAACGTATGACCTGTCCAAAGCCATCTCTGGGGTTGCAGCTTCTGGTTTGGTTGGCACAGCCACCCCAAGCATTACTATCGCTCTCACGGGCAACCAAGCCGTTGGAGCAGTTGGAACCACCACCTACAGCCTATCTCAAGCCCTAACCGGGGTATCTGCAACTGGAACGGTAGATTCTGTTACCCCCAGCTTGACGCTGGCTTTGTCAGGGGTTGAAGCAGCCGGGACAGTTGGCAACATCGGGTTCAGTAAAGAGGCCGCGCTCACTGGTGTGCAGGCCGACGGTGGCGTAGGGACAGTGGTTCCCCCGCTCAGTATCAACACTGTGTCCGCAGAAGGTCAGGTTGGTAGCGTTGGCTTTGGTATCACTATGGAGCTATCCGGGGTTTCTGCCTCTGGGTATGCGGGCTCACTCCGGCTGCTGTGGGAGCTTATTGATGACAGCCAGACCGCAAATTGGCAGAATATTGACGACGCGCAGACCGCAGCTTGGGCAGCAATTGACAATGCGCAGAGTTCCAGTTTCAGCAATACAAGCACCACTCAGACACCGGGCTGGGGTACAATTGACAACGCGCAGACAGACCAATGGGAATTGGTTGAAACGACATAGGGTTATAAATGGCACTTGTTTTAGCAGACCGCGTACAGGTAGCAGCTACAGCCAACACGACTGTCAGCTTCACGTTAGGCACGACCTCTACCGGCTACCAGAGCTTTGCTGTCATCGGTAACACTAACACTACGTACTACTCAGCCACGGATGGAACCAACTGGGAAGTTGGGATTGGAACTTATGCAACCTCTGGCCCAACCCTGACCCGCACCACCATAATCTCGTCCAGTAACAGCAACGCCGCAGTCAGCACGTTCGGGGCAACCGTAACAGTGTTTGTGACCTACCCTGCCAATGTCTCTATTACAGAAGGCAAAGCAATCATGATGGCTATGGTGTTTGGAATATAAAGGAAACCTATGGCAAACCCGAATATGGTCAACTTGTCCTCCATCCTTGGAGCGACTACCTACCTTGTGCCGACAACTACAACAGCTACTGCATGGACTGGATTAACGCCCGCAGCGGGAACCGTCAACAAGATTGACACCATGACGGCGACTAACGTCACAGCAACTGCTGCGACTATTACGGTATCCATCAACAGCGCAATTAGTGGTGGCGGTACGGCGTACCGTTTGACGTACCAAACCAGTGTTCCCGGAAATTCGTCTTTGGTAGTGGTGGACAAGAGCACCATGCTTTACGTAGGTGAGGCGCAATCCATTGTAGTGACATCTGGAACGACTAACTCTATTGAAATGGTTGCTACCTACGAGGCCATCAGCTAATGAATCGTTATAAAGGTTCCATTCTGTCTGCAACGGCTGCGCCTACCAGCGGTTCCGCTGCGGCTGGGATATGGACGCAAACAGAAGCAATGCAAGCTAGGCAAGCGGGGACATGGCCTGGATACAATACACCTGATATTGAATATTTGGTGGTTGCAGGTGGCGGCGGCGGCGGTGTTTTTGGTGGCGGTGGAGGTGCAGGCGGGTATTTAACCTCAACAGGCTATTCTGTAACCCCAGGTTCCGCAATCACCATTACAGTTGGCGCTGCTGGCGCTGGTGGTATTTACAACTCTTCTACATCTGCAACTGCTGGTGGTAATAGTGTTATTGCTGGTGGAACTACCATAACAGCTTCTGGCGGCGGTATTGGAGGAAATGGACGTTTTTCCCCAGGCGCTGGTGGTAATGGTGGTTCTGGCGGTGGCGGCGCAACAACTGGCGGTGTGGTGAATGCTGCTGGTTCAGCAAATGGGACTCCATCAAGCCAAGGCAATGCTGGCGGCAGGGGCGGTAATGACTCTAGTGGAGGGCAAGTTAATTACCCAAGCGGTGGCGGTGGTGGTGCTGGGGGTGTTGGTCAATATGGTTTACAAAATCAAAAGCCTGGATTTGGTGGTGTTGGTGTACTAACTAACTTTATCACCCCATTTGCTGGAACGGGAAACATTACTTCTGGTTCTACAACATTAACAGTTACTGCCACAAGCGCAGGGGCTTGTGTACCAGGAACACAGGTTACTGGAACTGGCATTAGAACCGCACAAT